TTTTTGTTTGGGCGTTTTTTGTTTGGGCGTTTTTTGTTTGGGCATTCTGATTTTTATTTTTTTGTCAGGTGTTATATCATCAAGAGGTTCCTTACCTTTATGAACATCATCATCATCAATAAATCCCCAATATTTACCATCTAATGTATATAATAAATTATTTTGGTTATGAAAAGTATCACCCTCATGTGAAAAAGGATTAAAAGTATAAGACGGTATAGTAGTTCTACTTTGTCTATCATACATTAACCAACCTTGTGGTTTAACCAATTTTTGTTCTTGATTTTTGGATTCTGAAATTAATTGTGGCAAGTCTTCTGGTGTAGACATATTAGAAATAGGAGACATACTTGCTAAAATTTCAGATCTAGTTCTTTTATCATCATTTTGGTCTTCTGATTCTTCTTCTGATTCTTCCTCCGGTTCTTTTACAGGAGAGCTTTTTGCTAAAGAGTCATTCGATTCTTGACTATCAAAAACTGATGATTTTTCACTACTTAATTCATTGTTGCCAACAGCAGATTGTATGGATTTTGTAAATTCTTGTAATCCTAATAAATCAGCAGGATTAACAGCTTCTTCTGATTTTTGAGAATCTTCTGATTGTTGAGAAACACTACTATCAAAAGGGCTTTCGCTATCAAATGTGGAACTTATAGGACTAGGATTATATTCTGTAGGATTATAATTTGCCATATTAATAATATATTATTAGATTAAACTATAATTTTGCAAAGTTTTATTTATTTTTTTTAAAATATCTATTCTTTCTAAATTATAAGGTCTAATATTTTGTAAACATTCTTCGTAAGATAACCACTTCATTTCACTTACTTCACTTTTTTGATAGTTTTCATTAGAAAAATCATTATTAATAAAACCTAAATAATATTTATGCTTATATGATTTAAAATTGGAACCAACAAAATATTCATCATATGGAACAATATTTGTGATAATATTTAAAATATTATTTGGATATCCAGTTTCTTCACTCCATTCTCTAATAGCACTTTGTAAATCTTTTTCACCATAGTTTCTTCTACCTTTTGGAAACCCCCATTCAGGAGTATTCCATTGTGTTTTACTATTTTTTATTAAATCATTTAAATCATAATTTTCGGAATCATTAAGTTGAATACCTCTTTTAATTTGTTCAAATTTATTAACTGCGTTTTTCCTTTCTATTCTGTAATTTAAACCTAATTCGTCATGCCATAATTTTTTCCATAATGTATCAAAATCTAAAGTTAAAATACGTTCTTTTTCTAAAACAGTCATTTCATCAATTAAATTTTGAATATAATTTTTATTATACAATGGGTATTTACCTCTTAAAAATTCTACATAACCTAAGGAATCTTTTCTACAAATCATTAAAAATTGTAAATTATATTTTTTTCTAATAGAAATAATACCATAACTGGTAATAGGATTTTTACAATTATTATAAATATGGCCTGATTTTCCACAATTATTACATATATTATAATTTTTGTTAAACATGAGTATATATGTTAAAATAATTTTGTTTTTATATGATTTACTTTATATTATGAGTATTAAAAATAATTTAAAAGATTTAGAACCAAAAGTATGGTTAAAGCACTTATTTTTTACTTTAGAAACAATAGCTGTACATTATCCAAATAATCCAAATAAAGTAACAATAAAGAAATATTATCATTTAGTTCAAAATTTACCTGTGTTTATACCAGCATTACCAATGGGTAGTTATTTTTTATCTTTATTAGATAACTATCCAGTACAACCTTATTTAAATTCTAGGACATCATTTATGAAATGGGTGTTTTTTATAAAAAAAAAAATTTACAAAAAATTAAAAATGGAAGTATTTGATTTTTATGAAAATTTAGAGAATTATTATAATTCATATAAACCGGAACAAGAAATAAACTTAGAAAAGTTTAAAGAAAAGAAAAAATATGCACAATTATTTTTTGTGTTAATGATAGGTTTTTCAATATATTATTTTTATAATAAATAAATTATATAAGAATGAATACAAAATTAAAACTAATAATATTTGGTATTACAGGTTTTTTAATAGCAAATACATATTATGATGGAAAATATACAAAAATGTTAATGGGGTGGCAAAAATATTATAAAATGGCAATGTTTGCATTTAGTGGTCTATCATTATATTTATTTATAAAGAAACATCCATCTCATTCAAAAGATGCCTTATTAACAGCATCAAATTTAGTAAAATATATACCAGTAGATAGTGACACGTCAAATTTATTTAGTACATTTTTATCTAGTACAAAAAGCGACAATAATTTTAATAATATAAATGTAACCCCTCAAATGAAAAGAATGTTACATTCCGGTAAAGGTTCAGTGACTCGCTCTGTAAGTGAAACGAAAAAAAAGTATGTAGCTTCATCACAACAATGGAAATGTGGAAAATGTGGAAATATGTTAGATGCAACCTTTGAAGTAGACCATAAAATAGAATTACAAGATGGAGGTACAAATCATGTTGATAATTTATGGGCATTGTGTCCGAATTGTCATAGACAAAAAGGATTAATGAATAAAATTCAACAATAAAATATAAGTTTAATATATTATGAGTGATACATTTAATAAAGGACCAGATATAAGAAATATTTTTGGTACAGGAGGAATATTTTTTGAGTTTTTTAAAACAATACCAAATTGGTTATCAAACATACCTTTTATAGGTTGGAGTTTTGAATGGATAGCATTTATAGTAATAAGAATATTAAGCATTTTAGGGATACCATTGAGAATAATTATGCTAGCTTTTACAGACCCAACAAAATTTTTAAAAATTATTGGAGATTTTTTTACAGGATTAATGGATAAATTAACACTATTTACAAATTGGAGTGTAATAAAATTTATTTTATGGTCATGTACAATATTTTTAATAATTTCTTTTGTTCCATTTAGAAAAACCTTTGAACAATTTAATAAATCAAATAAAGCATTTTATGGTTATTTTGCATTATTAGCATTATTAATATTTATTCCTACATCAATGTTTATGAATTTTGGATGGAAAACAATGTTTGAAAAAATGACAAAAATAATAAAGAATTTTCCAACAGGAACTAATTTTACACCAGGTTATTATTGGCCAAATTTATTATTTTACACTATTTTAATTTTATCACCCTTAATAGTTTGGTTAACAGGTTCAACTGTAATAAGAGACCCAAATGGAAATATAAGATTTGATGCTCCAAATCCACCAAATACATCACGTTTTGAACAAATTTTAACAGGTTTACTTAATATACCAGGTGTTTTATTTACCTTACCTATATTTGGATTAACATTATTTGCTTTAATTGCATTATATTATAGTTACAACATGGTATCTACATTTAAATCTTTTACGAGTGCAAATGATATACTTAATTTAATAATTACTGGTTTATTATTAATAGGATTGATATACTGTGTATACAATATTTATTCTAGAGCTATGCCAACAGGTGCTAATTTAAATACAACATTAATAACTTCATTTATGTTATCTGTATTATTATTTTTGATAAATATTTTAACTCCGTTTTTACCAAATTTGCCAGGTATTCCAGGGTTGAATCAATTATTATTAGTATTTTTTGGTTTATGTGTATTTTTCATTAGTTTTGTATTGGTACAAGGAGTAAATTCAGTTACAAATAACAAATTTGCAAATTACATTACAAATAATAAGTATAAATTTTGGGGATTATATAGTTTTGTATTATTTACGATAAATTATCTTTTAAACAATGTACGTGAAAGAAAATGGTCAACATTTTTTGAAAATAAAAGTAGAGATTGTAAGGAGGAAAATAGTGATGAAAATTCAAGTGATTATAGGAGATGTATGAAAGAAACAAAAGAAGATGATAAAATAAATAAAAATGTTTCGTTAATGGTTATGGTAATGTCTATTATAATGATATTATTTGGAGGAATATTGATAGATGCGCAAAAATTTTTTAATTTTTTAAATAATGATAATTTTGTATTATTTTTGTTTAGTTTATTAATTATATTAGCTTTTTGTTTTATAGTGTTTCAATCATATTCTGAGAAATATAATAAAAAGGTGAATGAAGATGGTGAAACAATAAATCAAAAATATGAACAAGATGATGTTATAACAAAAGATGCATATGTAACAGGTAATTTTATATTTACAGCTGCAGCAACATTAATAATTTTAAGTTTAATGGGTTCTGTTGGTGGATTAAAAATTGGAAATACATATTATGATAAAAATTATTCACGGAGTGAAAAGATGTCATGGTTAAGTAAAATTAGAAGCAGAATATTAAAAATAGCTTTATATGGATTTTCATTTTACACTTTCTTTTATTTTATTGGAAAAACATTTAACTCTACAGTAGATAACAATACTTTTAATAATATTTTTGTAATATTGGGAGGTGGTGTATTATTAAGTTTAGCTTACTTTTTTGGAGATAAATTATTTCCCGATACAGGTTTTACTAGAATAATAATGAATATGGTTTTAATAATACCATGTTTATGTCAATTATTATTAGTAAATATATTTCAAGATGTAAAAAATACACCATCAATAGTATATTTAATTTTGTTGGTTGAGTTAGTATTGGTAGGTATTTATTTACTAACAAGTGTATTAGGTAAATTTTACGTAGAAGATTATTTTATAATTAGAAATGAAAAAACAAAATTTGATATAACAGGTAGTACAATAAGAGAACATGGAAATAATACATGTAATAAAAAATATGGTAACAAAGGAATTACGGGAAAAGTAACAACAAAAAAGAAGGGTTCAATAGAAAAAACAATAAAAATATTAGATAATGCACAATATTTAGATAGAGAAACTACCCCAGGTTATGTAGATAGAAAAGGAAATAAACCAGGTGATGAATTATGTATGAAGCAAACATATAGACATCGTAGTGTAAAAGCTACAAAAATCAAACCAGATAATTTAGGTAATGAACCATGTGAAATGTTTACGTTAGATAAATTGTTATCAAATAATGTTAATGTAAATCAAAATTACAATTATGCTTTATCATTTTGGACATTTTTCCATTCTCAAAGTTCAGGCTTTCGTGAAAGTTATAACAAATATACAAATATTTTAAATTTTGGAAGTTATCCAATAATAGATTACAATATGTCAACAAATACTTTAAGAGTTAGAATAGGTGTAAGATTACCAGAAAAATGCCGTACTGGAAATAGAGACACCTGTTGTGATAAAACAAAAGCCAAAAAAAGTGTTAATGGTAAGGAATTAAATGGTAATGACTTAAAAATGATAGAATTATGGTGTCGTGAAAATATGACAATAGGAAATCCTGTTCCCGATGAACATTTATTAACTGTATTTGAGAAAGAAGGATTATTAAAAACACAAAAATGGAACAATATTGTTATCAATTATGATTTAGGAGTTTTAGATATATTTGTAAATTCTCAATTAGTTGGTAGTTGGAAACATATAGTATCTTATCAAACTTCAAAAAAAATTAAAATAGGTGAGTTTGATGGTATAGCAGGAGGTATCTGTAATGCAATGTATTATCCATCGGCAATTAATTTATTTCAAATTAAAAAACATTATAATTTGTTAAAAAACAAGAATCCTCCAATAATTTAGAAATTTTATAAATTTTAAAAAATTTTATAAATTTTTAAAAATTTTTTAATAAATTTCTAATTGTATAATATATTATGAACGTGAAAAACATAATTTTAGGATGCTTTGTACTATTAATATTAATTGTATTATATTATTGGTTTTTCCAAGATGATTCAAAAGTAAATTTATTCACGATTAAAAAGGGTGATGAAATTTCTTCAATAGATGGTGAAAAAGCGGGATTTACTTCTGAATGGACATGGAGTTTCTGGATTCATGCTAGTAATTATAATTATAATTATGGAAAAAGAAAAAACATATTGTTTAGGAAGTTCAATGAAGATGCACAAGGTACAAATAACGCAGTAAATCACATATATTTAGATTCATACCAATCTGATTTAATTATAAACACAAGATGTAATAGGGATGCTACTGATGGTAATGATTATGTTATACATCCATGTAAAATAGAGAATATTCCATTACAAAGATGGACTCATGTATTAGTTTCTTACAGAGCTAGAGCATTAGATGTATACATTGATGGGAAGTTGGTTAAGTCTTGTATATTACCAGGAAACTTTAGGGTACCAAATGATAAAAACACCAAAGTTCATTTCTGTCCATCAGAAAAAGATATAGATACGGGTGCTTCAAATGCTGAAAGAGGATTTAGAGGATTTTTAGGAACTGTAAGATATTATAAAAAAGCGGTTCAAGCAAGAGAAGCCTACCAAATCTATAAAGAGGGATACAGTGGTGGTAACTGGTTAAGTGAGTTATTCAATAAATATAAACTTAAGATTGC